ATAGTAGAACCAGGTGCCTTATAGTTTAGCTCGGGGAAAGGAGGAAACATGTTAGAGTTGGAATTGCGAGTGTCGCTACCTTTATAATTTGCTAAACCACCACTACCACTACCGCTTCCTTCTTCGCTTTCAGAGTCGCTAGATTCGTCCATTGATTTTAATAATGCTTGAATCTTTGCATCATTGGGGGCAGTTTGTTTATGCTTAATTGTTTTTCTTAGATTTGTATTTTTATTTCTCGAATAATCATTGTTATCATTATTGCCTAAAATATAATTATTTTTATTGTTTTTTACTGGAGTATATGATGATTTTGAATTTTGAATTGTTGTTCCATTTGCTTCTTCTTCATTATATGACGAAGCAAATAACGCTAAAGGTATAGTCATTCCTATAAAAAAATGAGATATTATTTTAAAAAAAAAACGGAAATTAAATTATAATATTAACAGTAATATTAACAATAATAATGACAATTTATCTTCCAGAAAATACTTTTATCAATTTTAAATTACTATTGTATTTTTTATTCAGATAGTCATGAAAAGTTAATCCCCATCTACAATAGCTATGAATAGAACCAAGTAAACAATCTTCTTTCATATTTACTTGTAGTAAACACCCCATTATTCTTTCTAATGCACACCTAGCCATTCTACATGTTATATGAGGTATCAAACAAGCTACTCGAAATTCACTATCTATACTTTTTAAATAATCATATTTAATAACAGCCATACAACCAAAACATCCACTCCAAAGGTCCAAATCTTTCTTATTATAAAAATTATTCAACTTTTCATTATTAATAGCAGACAATAGAGTCATTTGATATGGGAGTGACTCTCTATCTGAAATATCTTTTTTACAAAAATTTAATATCATTTTATAGTTGTTTACATGAAAATCTATATATTTTTTTATAAAAACCGAATCATGTAAGATAACAGCAGTTTCACAAAATTTTGTTTTTAAATAATAATAATAGGGCAAAAATTCTCCTCTTTTTGGAAACTCACTTTGTATTATCATGGTGTTATCTAGTGGGTCGTGCGTAAGAAATGAACTATCACTATTATCATCTATTATTAATATTCTATTTTTTGGATAAAATGTTTTAATACATCTATAACACTCTCTCCAGTACTGATTTGTTATTCTAGAATTCACATGTCGCAAAATTATAAATCCTATATTTTCTGGTTCACCTATTTCTCCATGAGCGGAGTCAACAGCAAAAGAAGGTTTCCATTCTATTGTAGGCAAAATTTCATTCTCTTTATGATGAAAACTATTTTGACTAACATTAACATTTGGTAATAACATTGATGAACGGTTTACTATAGTTTTCGGAGCATAAGTTTTCGAACCTGAAGTAAAAAATAAAGAACGTGTAGGGACATTCTTTCCTTTGTTATTTAATAGATGTGTGTTTAATGGGGTGATTCTAGTATTCTGCATATACATGTAAATATATGATTTATAATATATAAAATATATTATATAAATAAATAGGTTAATTTACAAATATGCATGTTTATAACTATTATTGTTTATAACTATTTTTATTTCTAAATATATAATAAATAACAAGTAACAAATGAATAAAACAACTTATAATGTAATATTTTACAATATTTTACTGCTTTCTCTTTTACTTGTTTTCATACCAAGTTTTTATAACTATATGTATAGCTCTTTTATTGGTAGAATTATAATTTTATTGATTATTGCTTATTTTTCAAAAGTAAACTTCTATCTAGCACTCGTATTTTTAACAATTATAATCATAAAATCAATACCATTATATGAAGGATTTAAAAGTTAGAATCATAAAATGAACATTAAGGCGCATATTACTTTTTAGTAAATATAAGTAAATATAAATTAATACATTTTTAATTTACAAATTTATTAATTTTATTTGTGTTGTAAATATATAATATAATATTAACTACGACAGATAATGGACGTTATAAATAATGCTATAAATTCTCTAAATTCTAGTACATTTTTTGCTGGAATAATGATGATATGTTTAAATATCGGTTCAAGGTATATACAGCTTAATTTAGATGAATCAACCGAATCTTATATAAAGTATGCTCTTACAAAAGAAATTTTAGTTTTTACAATATCTTGGATGGCGACCAGAAATATATATACTGCACTTGTTTTAACGGCAGTTTTTGTCGTTTTAGCAGATTTCGCTTTAAATGAAAAAAGTAGTTATTGTATTCTTCCCAAAAATTTCATAAAGTCGCGAAAACTTGGTGAATATACAAACAATAAAGTTATAACTGAAAAAGAATATAATGATGCAATGGAAATAGTACAAAAATATAAAACTCAAAAAAGTAAAAGCAACCAGTTAAACTATTTAGATGCTTATAACATGAACAAAATGTAAAAATATCATATTACTAACATCAGAATACAATATTAACATCAACAATATAATATATAAAAAATTAATATTATAATATCCAAATTAATTAAATGAATATTATAATATATATTATCAATATTATATAAAATGAGTAAGGAAGAAGAAAAAAAAGAAAATAAAAATGATGATGATGATGAAAATGAAAAAGTATCATGGTATGTAGCTCAACAAAATAAAACCGCAAATATGATTAAAAAATATAACATAGGAACACTGCAAATATTTATAAGTCCTGAAATTTTAAGCATGACAAGCAAGGAAAGAAAGAGAATAGATAAAATCTATTACAGAAAAGACTATACTCGTACACCAAGCGAGTTGCAAAAGTCACAAAAAGACTACGAAAAAGAATTAGCCTTGCAGAAAGAACAAAAAGAACAAAAAGAACAAAGAGAAAATATTGCAAAACAAGCTGCTGTTGCAAATGTTGTTCAGCCAGCCCTCCCAGCACCTCCAAATGTTGTTCAGCCAGCCCTCCCAGCACCAGCACCGCCTGCTCCGGTTGCTCCGGTTGCCGATTTAAAAAAAAAACAATTAATGATCGGAGGAGGAATTTTTGATTCGGAATTTAACGATGACCGCGGCAGACTTTATGAAAGAGAAAGAGAAAGAGAAAGAATGGACCCATATTCTGGTATGCAACCCAGATCCACCACATCCAGTTCTATTACTTCTTCGAGTTTACTAGATAGTGCAACAAAGGATGCCGAACCATTTATTGCTTCATTAATAAAATTCAATAACTCTGGCTTTCCCAATAATGCTACAATAAAAGCGCGCGTAGATACATTTTTTAATATAAATTTATTTAAAGCATTTTTAAAAAAATTAGGAGAACCTATAAAACTATATGGAAACGATAGTCAACTTGTATCTGTAGATGATATTGAAATATTAAATGAATCAAAAAGTCAAAAAAAAGATGACAGCAAAAAAAAAGTATTTGAAACAGACCAAAAAACGGAAGGAAGTTTTATTACAAACTGGTATCCATCACAAGAACAGAAAAAACTCATCGGGTCTGTTTATGCTTTTATATATACTACACCAACAGAACAAGAAAGGAAACAAGCGTCAGAGATGAATAAAAAAATACCAGAAGCTTCCATGTTGATGATTAAAGAAGGAGATAATTATAGGCTTATCGGTGGTCCAATAGATAATAGAGAAAAAGTATTTGCAGCGTATGGTGTAACTACAGTATCACCAAACAAATTTAAAAGTGACACAGATGAGAGTACAGTTGCAAATCAAATAAATTCAGAATATAGAAAGATTACAGGAGAAAGTAGCCTTCCAGTAGCAATTTCAAATACTGGATTGCGGTTTATATACGAACCTGAATCGTCGAATAGAAAAGATGTTGATGCTAATTCGGATAAGTCACAAATGAAAAGTGTTATTTATACGAGACAAGTTACAAATTCACAAATTGAATCTATTATTGAAAGATCTCGAGCATCATCAACCGATATAGTAAAGGTTCCAATAACTACACTCTTTAATATACTAAGTGGAAAAACACAGACACTTCAACTTAGAATAGACTTAAATCAGAATACAAAAACAATACTAAAATTTCTTTTTAGAATATTAGAAAAACAAAATTTATTATCTGCTATTTCAGGGCAACAAAAAAAGAAGACCGGTGAAATTTATGATGATAGAATCGTAAAACTTAGAGAAAAGTTATCGGAGTCGTCTTTAAATGAGCTCGACGCTGTCATTCGTCATAATATTCGTTTCATTTTAGATACTATTTTTTCTACTAAAGTAACGTTTAATTATAAAGGAATTGATTATATAATTGACTATTTAGAATGGAATAATACTTTTAAACAGTTAAAAAAGATATTAGAAAACTATAAAGTTGCGTATTATATTGAGTTAGAACTATTCCTAGAAAAATTAGAAAAAGGAAAACTTGCAATCGACCGCGATAGAACCTTATTTTCTTCGTGTGCCGTCAAAGGCTCTCAAATTAAAAATTTCTGGAGACGTAATTTCTTAGAGCAAAATTGGGCAAGAGTGGGTAGACAGCTTAAGAATTCCATTAAAGTAAAAAGCACACCTTCCGTGACGGATATTCTTCCAGGATTTTTAAAAAAAGCATTGAACGTCGGTTCAAGTCAAGTCATGTCGCAGTTAAATGCTGGTGTAAATCAAATATCATTTGTTCAATATTGTCTTTTAGGTCAAGAGCAACTGGTACAAGATTTTAAAAATATAGACAACTCATTTGCTGGTGTTTCCTGGAAAAATGAAAACCTGTGGAGTAAACGTAAGGAAGTACTATTTAATGCGATGGATATGTGCGGGTCTGATATATATTGTTTCCAGAATGTACAGTGCTCGTTAGAGTCATATAGAAAAATTGTAGAATCGTTAACAGATGAGGAAAGAGATACTTTACAAGATCTAACTACTACAGGCAAACAGAGCGAAAGAATAAAAATAAACAGAAAAGTTTTAAATCAGTTATTAGAAAAAGTAGACGACCCTCTAAATTTAATAGCGCAACTATATCAGCGATATAAACAGGAATATTTTTTCGTCTACTTCTTTGAACAGAGTTATTTTGGTGGTATGTTGACTATATCTGATAAAAAAACAGCGCTAGGTAACTTGACTATGTTTAAAAGTGATAAATTTGAATTAAAAGATGAGACGGATATAAGAATGGGGGCTTTTATAAATAAAAATAAAAAATATATAGAAAGAATTCCATCATTAGAAGCAATTTATAGTAATACTTCTTTTGCAACTGTTGCATATTGTACATTTAAAGGTGGTGTATACAAAAAACCATATTCTTTACCAGGACAAATGCCTAGTAGTTTTATGTCTTCTTCGCCTATTAAAACGACAGGAGCTTCCGCAACTGCAACACAACCGGCTGTAACGCGTTCTAAATTACCTGGACTTCCGGGATATAGCGGTATGATTAAAATAAGTGATGTTGACGCGATACCAGAGGAAGGCGAAGGAGATGCCGTTGAAGAAATCAAAGATGATGAAGTCGAGGGCGAAGGACAAGGCGAAGGACAAGGCAAGGAAACTAAAATAGCAAATCCTACCCCAGCTAATAAATCTGGTCAATTAGGTGGAGATGGTCAAGTCGGCGGAGAAGGTGGTGACGGTGACGCTGAATGGTATAACCAAGATAAGTCGGAACAAGCGGGAATATTTTCAGGACTATTTGGTAAAACGGG